TTGATGGAATTAAATCCTCCTTCCCCACTTGAAGTGAGTTTAGCCAGACCACCAAAGTCTCCAGCACCCATAGTATCTCCTTGCGACATAGCGGTAGGAGCAACACCCGCTTCAAGAATTTTCAAAGCACTTCTCCGTTGAGCATTAGTAGAACGAGGATTACGAAGAATATTAGCTGCATTTAAATTAATAGCAGCATTCTTTTGAAAAGATGCCTGACTATCCACATTAGGTTTATATGGAGTTCCAAGCAGCCTACCTTGAGAGGCCATCCAACCATCAACACTAAGACCAGCCATTTCTGCTGCTGCTTTGATTTCCTCAGGCAGTACACCTCCCTTATCAATAATATCTTGATAAAATTGAAAATCATTAGGATCTTTAATCCTCTGAACTGTTGCTGGAATGGTAGGTAACGGGCCTACTTGTTGTCGGATGCGGCGAAGTTCTTCTGGATTGGCAACTGGATTTTTAATTTCGTATGGTTGTCCCGCTGGAAGGGGCTTCAAAACATTAGGTGTTTCGCCTTTTGGGTTAATATAGTAAGGTTCATTAGTCAGCCTAAGATTTCGTTCTGTTTCAGCAATCCATTGTTGAGCAACAACCGAATCATTCGGATACTTTCCAGTGCGATCAAATTCAGCTTGCCATTTTTTAGAAAGCGTATCAAAGGCTACTCGTGAAGCACCGTTAATTGCTCCATCAATTCTGGCTCTAAATCCAGCATCAGCGGCGTAAGTGGCGCCACCCTGAGCCAACCTGCCAAGCAGCTGCCCTCTAACAGTAGGAATGACCATTTGAGAACCGATACCTTTTCCAAGCGATTCCAAGCTAGGAATGTCTGGAAGCATGGCTTTGATTCTTGTGGCTTCTGCTTCTTCTAAATCATTACTAAGAACAAGTTTATCAATCTCATCTTCTGTCCAAAGAAACCCACCGCCTGGTTTTTTATTACCAGCTTGAATTTGCTTTTCAATGTTTTCAGCCAAACGAGAAGAGCTGTCCTCACTAGATAGTTTATTTTGCAATTCCATAGCATAAGGGCTGCTACTTTTTGCCAAAAACTCTCTAAATTTAGAACGAGCGATTGCTAGCTGTTCAGGAGTATCTGTTTTTCTACGAGATTGAAACTGTTGATAAGCGGTATCCAATCCAGCTTTATCGTCATCCTCAATTCGTTGTGCAGCAGCTTTGGTAGCTTCTGTAAATTGAGTTTCAAATTCCCTAAATTTAGCAGCATTTTTACTGCCAAATGTCATGTTAGTCCCTGGAATCGGGGCAGCAGATAGGTTATTGATTAACAGACGCATTGATGTAGTATCACCAGTGCTGGCATAAATCTTAAGTTGATCATCAATAATTTTAAGTTGTGTTTCATTGGCAACAACAGGGTCGCCATAAACACGCATTAAATCATTCCAAGAAGTTGCCTGCCATTGATTAGCTCCTATTGGAGTTAAAGCACTAGGAATAGTATTTGCATTTTTAATAGTTACTTCATATTGCTTGGTCTTAAGTTCACGCTCATCAGTCTCTTTCATCCAAGAACGCATCACTTCACGTTCTGCCATGGCCATATTATAGCCACCAAACTCTTGAATAATTTGTGGATTGATACGATCAAGACCATACTCCTGAACCCACTGTTGAGTTAAGACACGAGTAACATCACTAATTTGATAACCCTTAGCTTCACTAGGCTTAACTAAACTTCCATCAGGAAGGACAACTGGTACATCGCTTCTCTTCTTTGAATAAAGAAAAGATTCCAAATTAGCTGGAGCCAATTGAGCAGCAGCTTGGGCTGCACCTACCGCTTCCCAACCTTGAAGAGCTGGACTAGTAGAAAGAATAGTACTTGCCGTACCAGGGTCTGCTCCAGACTCAGCAACAGCTTTAGCAGTGTTAATATCTCTAGTTGCTGCCGCTTCCAACACGGCAGATTTAGCAATAAATTTATTTCTATTTTGTGGATCTAAAATAACTTCTCCACGAATAAATTTAGCGTAACCTTCCGCAATTTTAGACTTTTTTCTTTTTTCGGCTTGTTGTTTAAGAACACCTCCAAGTGTTTCACTAAACTGAGCAAAAGCTTCAAGGTCTCGTTCCGACTGTTGAAGCATCATCCGACTTGGATCATACGCTTCGACGGGTTGAAACGAAGGATTGGTTTGAGATCCAGTTAGAGCAACTCTCTGGTCAGGGGATTCATAAATACTAGCCATAATTAGTTATTCTTTAGGTTTAGGAGTAGGAGTGTTTTTATTTTTATTAAAAGCTCCTGACCCTTCAGCATCAGCGTAGGCGGAAACACCAGACATAGCAGCTCCAGCAAGACCCAACACCAGACCACCAGCACTAGGAGCAGCAATCCTCTGAGAAGCAGCTCCAATATCAGCAGTCCTCTGTTGGTTATAAATGCTTTCCATGCCAAAGAAGTAATCTTGTTGAGCATAAGCAAGGTTCATACCAAGCGCCCCCAGATCCTTCCCTTCAACACGCTCAGCATCGGTCAGAAGGCTCCCAATGGATTGTCCACTACGGCCAGCAGCCAACGTGGTCCCCTGTGCTTGGAGACGCCTTACAAGGCCCTGTTCTGCCTGTTGAGATGCACGTTCCATCTCACCCTTCAGCTTAAGTTGTGTTTGTTGATAAGCGCGATTAGCAGCTTCTTGATTTAGATTACGTTGTTCTTGATAAGCACGTTCCGAAGCCTTAGCAGCTTCACTTTGAGCTTGATAACCTGCAATGGATTGAACGGCACTCAATAGGCCCGTTGCAATGCCTATGGCAACTGCTGGTATACACATGATTTTGTTAATTTAGCAAATTCAACATAAGTAAGATTGGTTTGAGTGGTAACATACATAAGCTTTTTAAATCCAAGCATATGAAGCAGTTTCATGTGCATCCTATTTCTTGGATCAGCAATGTTATGTAACATCTCATAGGAGGTCTGTTGTTCGACCCATTTCTTAGCCTCCTTAAAAAATAGTTTGGGATACGGACGGACATGTGGCGTAGTAAGCATCCATATGGCTCCGCAATGGGCATCGGTTCTGGATACCCCCGCTATCCCGCAGATCTCTCCGCATGGGTTTCGAAAGGTTACCGGGTTATTAGAAAGATCCATAGAAAGGCAGAGGGCGGCTTCCATCATAGTATGGCCCAGACCCTCTAGTTCCCTTCGATCATCTTCTTGTAGGTGCTGAGCCACCCAGATTGCGTCTGAGCGGCTCGCTTTGTGGATAAGCTCCATAATAAGGTGCCCTTTAAAGGGATTGAATTCCTTTGTTATCGTATGTGCCTTCCCAATCTAACGAGGTAAATGCGGTTGGGAATGGACTATCAGCAATCAAATTAAATTCAAATAGATTGCCCTTTGCAAAGATTGGAATCGTTGCTTGAGCATTTCTAAGCAATGGAATTGAATTTGGTGCCGTTACGTTTGCTGTAATTTGCGGAAGAGTAAGTGTAAAATCTGGTCGTCCAGTAGCTTTAACTAATGTTTTATATGGACCAGAATTGTAACTATTTACTTTGATTCGATTTACAGTAGGAATATTAACAGTATCCTTAAGAGCCCTGGTTTCTTCCCTTACAAAATAAAACGCAGGTAATTGGGCAGTGGCTTCGTATTTAAATCCAATTGCAAATCGAGACGCAGTTTGGTCACCATCAACCGTAAGGAAATACCGTTGTCCAATAGGTTGAGATAGATCCACTTGCATTGATTGCTCTTCAAAATAACCAGCTTGATCAGGGTTAAGATAAATCAATACTGCTTGAAGATCCATTGATTCAAACCCATCTTTAAAGCAGATATGAGTTTGATCAGCAGTAGCATCATAAATAAGTGTTGGATTATAATCAAAGTAGTCTAGACGTACATCCAGATATTCACCTTCAAAAAGAAGTGATTCACTGGGAGTTTCGGTGATCAGTGATACAGTACTAAGAATATAATTACTACCATTCTTAGTAACAATATACAGTATATCTTGATCAAAGTCCAAAGCTTCTACTGGATTAGGCATAATCCATTTAAACCAGCCAGAAATTCGAGTGTCACCGTTTTGAAAGTAACGATAAAGATAAATGTTAGTTTTATCTTGTTCACTTACCAAGGCAACTAAACCTGCTGGTTGGGAAGATTTAAATTCAAAAATAGCAGATGGAATGTAACTAGGAATAAGTCTTGTTAATTCAATAATATCAGGCTTACCACCTGGAGAACTATTAACTGCCATTTCATAAACAGACGAGCATTTATCACCCTCTTCCATGAATAAAATGCTAGTACCAATATCAATTGGCGCTACATCTTCAAACATGCTATAATTTGATAGCAAGTTAATTTCAGCAGTTCGTGGAGAAAAAGATTCAGTAGTAGTTTGTAGAATATACTGTCCGTTATCACCAAACAATAGCAAACCATTTGCTGTTGATAATGCCTCCGTTAATTTGATGGGTTTTCTACTACCAGCACTAAGATCAATCGGATCATTATCAACAATTGTAATAACAGTACTAGCAAAGAAATTAAAGTAATCCCCTGCTTGAGAACAAATTACATTTTGACGGGACGTAAAAACAATTCTATTTTTAAAGAATGAGATAGAATCAACTGGAAACCCAACAAATGAAGGCATTGGATTGGTATCAGTATCACCAACTTCTCTCGGCTTCCAATACTTTAAACGGCTTTCATCACCCGTCAATGTTGAGGTATCTGTTGTAAGAATTTCAAAAATATCTCCTTGAACATTAGTAACAGTTTCCGTGGCTATATATCCTTGACCAGCTTGAGCAATTACAACTTGTTCAATTACACCTGTTGTTGTGGTTACCTGTGCATAGCCAGCCCTGCTTTCACCACTAATAGTTTCAAAACTAGTATTGATGGTGCGAACAACATTACCTATAACAAGTGGATTGGTATTAGAAGTATTTCCAACAACATTTCCATTTGAATACCAAGAATAGCTATAAACAGGGTTACCAAAAATAACACCACTAAAAGTCCTTCTAACATAATTATTGGGATTATTTGCTAGAAAATTAATAGTAGTAGTAAGTGTTTTAATTCTTGAAACTCGTAGTCTTAATCCAGTTCCACTGCCACCAATTGCATCAAACTGTTCATCAACAACATGACCACCTGATGTTGCCGTATTAATTCCTACTACGCTGGGAATTCCAGAAACACTGGTAGATCCAGCACTAGCCAGAGCAGATGCTTCATCAAGTTGACGATAAGTAAAAGTCCCATCAGCTTCACGAATAATAACGTGAGGCATGGTCTCTTCGTTAATCTTTAAAACTGTTTCAGGAGCAATAGTTTCTTCCCAAGAACCAAAACCATTAGAAGTATTATTATTGGTTTTAAAAATAACCCAATAATCATCAGTACCTGTTTCCGCAGATGCAGCTACTTTAATTTTAATATTATTAATAAATTGTTTTGGAAGCTGGCCAACAGTAGTTACTGAACCTTTAAATGCGTCAATAGCCACACCAGTACTACCACCTTTAGCATCAATGCTAAAATCAGTATTATCTGCTCTTCGAATATGAATGTAGTTTCCAAGAGCTGTTGCTACATAATTAACATTAGCATTAATACTGCTAGTTAGATTGCTAACAATATCGCTAATATTAAGTTGAGTGGTAGAGGTAGTTGGGGTAACGTAAGCAAATGGTGTACCATCCAACGTAATGGTATATGTAGAACTATAAGCTACTGTATTAATTGCTACAAAGGCATAAGGATTTTGAACAGGACTTTCGCTTAAACTTTCTTCAACAATTTTAGACCTATTAAGAACAAAAATAAAGTCATTAATTTGAAGCATTTGAAGATCTTTAATCTCCGTATGCGTAGCATATGTAGTTGCTTCAGCGTCAATTGGATTTATAGTTTGTTCTTGACCATTGTTAGCATTCCAAATACGCAGAGCACCAGCTTTACTAAATTGAACAATATATTTTTCTTGGTCGTCTCTAAAAATAGTAAACCAAGTGCCATTATCCGCAACATTATTTAATTTGTTGACAGCTTGAAGACCAGGACGCTTTGTCAATCCAGTAGCAACGTCTGGATAAAAATTATCACAGACTCGTAATTGATTCGTAAATTTAACAGTATCTGGTTGCTGTGAAACACCACCAATAATGCTGCTGATTTTCTGAGAGATGGCTGCCATTATCGTGCGATGGTACGGAAGGGAGTGTAAGAAATGTAGAAATTCTGACCAGTCTCTACACCAAAGATGTTTACATCAGAAGTGCTGGTATCATAAGCAATACAGTTAGCTCTTAGGAGACCTTCATCTTGCTGGTTAAATTGGAACATATCCTTCGATCCAACAGAACTACCAGCGAAGACACGGGAAGCGCGTTGGGTGATATAATCCTTAAAGACCTGAGGAAGATCTTCAAAGTCAAACAACCACACCACATCACAACGGACTGGCACAGGGTTGGTGAATTTATAAGTATGATTTACTTTATCGTAGAGTTTGCCACCCCTTAATACGGTCTGGTATTGTTGAACATTAGAATTCTTATTGTCGGAGATCTGAAGT